TAAAAGACAGGGTTTTATCAAGTTCAGGTTATAGTACGATTGAATATCCTTACCCTTTAAAATTTACTGAAAAAACAGATATAGAAGTTAGGGCTAAAGCAGACTCAGCAGGAGGAACGGTTACCGTTTCTGCTGCTTTAGATATACTATTAATACAAAATAGACCGTACCCTGAATGAATGTATTAGGCGAAGGTATTTTAAAATTAAAGAGAAATAAACTATAATTTTGTTACATGGCAGAATATAGAGGCAAAACAGTTAAATTAAATACTCCCAGACCCATACCTAAAGGGAGTCCTGGACATGGCAAAAAACGTAAAGAAGTTTTTGTTAAAGATCCATCAACAGGCAATGTTAAACGAATCACTTTTGGTGATGCTAAACTTGGTATGCACAAAGAAAATAAACAGCGTAAAGAATCTTATTGTGCACGGAGCAAAAGTTTAGGAAGTGATAGAACTAAAGCTAACTACTGGGCACGAAGGGATTGGGGATGCTGATAGATAAATTAAAGAAACAAATAAAAGAAAGAAAAGAACAACTAATCCAAACTCTAGCGAGTGGTAGTATTCAAAACTTTGAGGATTATCAAAAAGTCGTAGGCGAAATATCAGGTCTGTCGTTTACGGAGTTTTTAATTAGTGACCTGCATAAGGATATTGAAGATGAATAAAAAAGTTGAAGCTTTTGGTAAAGGCGGAGAACCTCTTCCTAAAACTGTTGACCGTTTTGAAAAAGAACCAACAGAAGTTAAAGAGGATTTAAAATTTACCCCAGACAGTGTTCAAGAAGACAGTAGTCTAAAAGAACAACTCCCAACCCCAACAGGCTACAGGTTATTAGTCTTACCTTTCAGTAGAAAACAAAAGACTAAAGGTGGTTTATATTTAGCTAATGAAACATTAGAGAAAGAACGTATAGCCACTAATGTAGGATACGTAGTAGCACTTGGTCCAGATGCATACGCCGATAAGGATAGATATCCTGGAGGTGCATGGTGTCAAGAAGGTGACTGGGTGATATTCGGCAGGTACGCAGGAGCACGAATCAAAATTGAGGGTGGCGACTTGCGATTATTAAACGATGACGATGTATTAGCTGTTATAAACGATCCAGAGGATGTAGTATCAGGTTAATATGAGTTACGCAAATATAGGAGCAAACCATGGCAGATGAAGCCTTGCAACAAGAAGCTGAACAGGAAGAGTTAACGGAAGTTGAACTCCCTGAGTCAGAAGATGATGAAAATGAGGAACTTCAAGAAGAAGAGTCTCTACAAGAAGCTAAAAAAGAATCTGATGAAATAGAAGACTATAGCGAAGGTGTTAAAAAACGTATCGCTAAACTTACTTATAAGATTCGTGAAGCTGAAAGACGTGAACAGGCAGCAATAGATTATGCTAAGTCTGTTCAAGGTGAACTTAACAAAACTAAAAATAAACTTTCAAAAACTGATCAAAACCTTTATGATGAGTATAAAGGCAGAGTTGGTTCTGAACTTCAGGCAGCTCAAGACCGTTATAAAAAGGCATACGAAAGTGGCGATACAGACGCCATGCTCGAAGCTCAAAAAAGTATTGCTAAATTAGCAGTAGAAGAGGAAAGCCTAAATAGGGTCAGAGCTAAACAACCTGAAGAAGTAGAAGAAGCTGTCGTTGATGTTGATAAGGAAATACAAGCCCGAAGTCAAGTTCAACAACAGCCTCAAGTACAAGCGGATCCTAAAGCTCAAGATTGGGCTAAAAAGAACGAATGGTTCGGCTCTGACGTAGCTATGACTACTAGTGCTTTTGCTTTTCATAGGCAGTTAGTAGAACAAGAAGGTTACGATCCTACTTCTGACGAATATTATGCAGAAGTGGATAAAAGAATGGCAGAGGCTTTTCCTCATAAATTAGGAAAAACTCAACAGAACATGGTGAACGAGGTTGTAGCTGGTTCAAGTAGAGGTTCTACTACAGCAAGAACACGGTCACGTAGAAAAGTACAACTCACACCGAGTCAAGTAGCAATAGCAAAAAGATTAGGTGTGCCACTAGAAGAATATGCTAAGCATATCAAGGAGTAAAAAATGGTAGATGAAACTAAAAATACTACTAACACAGATCGAACCTCCAGATCTGCAGAAAGTCGAGAAAAAACAGCTCGTAGAAAACCATGGAGTCCACCGTCTTTATTAGACGCACCTACACCACCAGAGGGCTATGTATACAGATGGATACGTGAGTCAATGGTAGGTCAACAAGATCAGGCGAATATGTCTAAACGTATTCGTGAAGGTTGGGAGCCAGTAATGGCAAAAGACCATCCTGATTTTGAAGCACCTTCCATCGATGAGGGTAAACACGCTGGAGTCATAGGAGTTGGTGGCTTAATCCTCGCAAAGATGCCTACCGAAACGGTCGCAGAAAGAAGACATTATTATGCTCAACTTGCTAACGACCAAATGGATGCAGTGGACCACAATCTTATGCGAGAGAGTAACCCTATTATGCCCATAGACAATCCGTCTAGGTCAACTAAGGTTACTTTTGGAAGCGGTGGTTCTAAAGGATAATCTTTAGAACTAATTTATAACTTAATATTAACATAGGAGTTAATAATGGCTAATGTAAATGATCCAAATGGATTTACACCAGCGTACCACATAAGTGGGGGCACAATTAGACCATCAGAGTTCGCAATCGAGAGTGGAGCTACAGGCGATATTTTTTCAGGTGATGTAGTAAAACTTTCTAGTGGTTACGTTCTTCAAGGTGGTGCTACTGATGCACCTCTAGGTGTGTTCTACGGTGTACAATACACAGCAACAGACGGCACTCCTGTTTGGTCCAGAAAATGGTCAAGCACGACTGCTACTTTAGGTTCTGCAGATGCGAAAGCGTATGTATACAGCGACCCTGACATTGTTTATGAGGCTCAGTCTACTGGGACTCCTACTCAAGCCAGTGTTGGTGGAACATTCACGATTTCTACAACTGCAGGTGATGCTAACAATCTCCGTTCTAAGGAAGGGGTAACTACAACTACAACTAGTGGCATAGCCAAAGTTGTTGGGTTTGTTGACAGACCTGATAACTCAATTGGTCAATACGCTAGAATGTATGTAATTTTCCCAACTTCTGAGTTCGGTAATAACTAAAAGGTGATATAGATGGCAATTAATAGAGCTCAATTAGTAAAAGAACTCGAACCAGGACTAAATGCACTTTTTGGTCTAGAGTACGATCGTTACGAAAACGAGCATGCTGAAATTTTTGACACTGAAAATTCTGACAGAGCTTTCGAAGAGGAAGTAATGTTGGCTGGCTTTGCACAAGCTCCAGTAAAAGGAGAAGGTGCTTCAGTTAGTTATGACACAGCTCAAGAAACTTTCACATCTCGTTACACCCATGAAACTGTCGCTTTAGCTTTCTCATTGACAGAAGAAGCAATCGAAGATAACCTCTACGATAGCCTATCTTCTAGATATACTAGAGCTTTAGCACGTTCAATGGCTAACACCAAACAGGTAAAAGCAGCAAACGTTCTTAATAATGGCTTTAACTCAAGCTTCCCAGGAGGCGACGGTAAAGAGCTATTTGCAACTAATCACCCAACATTAACTGGTGGTGATCAGGCAAATGAACCGACAACTGCAGCAGACTTGAATGAAACTTCATTGGAAAATGCTTTGATTGATATTTCTCAATTTAAAGACGAAAGAGGAATCAAGATTAATGTTCAGGCTAGAAAATTAATCGTTCCACCTCAACTACAATTTGTGGCTGAGAGGATTCTTCAATCTCCAGGAAGAGTATCAACTTCAGATAATGACATCAACGCAATGAAAAACATGGGAATGTTCCCAGAAGGTTACGTTGTTAACCATTATCTAACAGATACTGATGCATTCTTCATCAAGACTGACGCTCCTAATGGTATGAAGCATTTCGTAAGATCACCTATGTCAACTGGCATGGAAGGTGACTTCGAAACAGGAAACGTTAGATACAAAGCAAGAGAAAGATATTCTTTCGGCTTTAGTGACTGGCGTGGAATGTATGGTTCACCAGGAGCTTAATCCTTTCGGGGTGGGTGTTTAAATACACCATTAAGGGGAACTATATAGTTCCCCTTTCTTTTTTACCTTTCCTACTTTACAATAAACTAAACCGAGGTAACTCGTTGCACCAACTGACTCGGCAGACTTACTCCAAGATGGGGCAACATATTTAGTTAGGAGACAATAATGGCTAAATCAACTTTTTCAGGTCCAGTCAAATCATTGGCAGGATTTATTTCAGCAGGGGTTAATAACTCTGTTTCTTTAACCGCAGATACTACTTTAACAGTAGATGCACATGCAGGAAAAATCTTGTTGTGTAATGATGCAGATGGTAAATTTACTTTACCTTCTATCTCATCAGCAACTCCAAGCGATCCTACAGACCCTAACCAAGCTAACAACATTGGTGCTTCTTTCTATTTTGTAATAGAAACAGCAGCAACAGACTTAGATATTAAAACTGATGGTACCGACAAATTTGAAGGTGCTGTATTAGTAGCTGTAGACGATGGAGCTAAGAAAGCTTTTGTTCCAGCAGCATCTAACGATGTTATGACTATGAATGGTTCAACTAAGGGTGGTATTGCAGGAAGTGTTGTACGAGTTACAGCTATCGATGCAGCTACTTACCTTGTTCACGATTCATTATTAATTGGTTCAGGAACTATAGTTACACCATTTGCTGACGCTTAATTTTAGGAGCTAATTATGGCAGATGCAGTAACTTCAACAACTCTGTTAGACAGTGATAGGCTTGCTATTATTCAGTTGACTAATACATCTGATGGTACAGGTGAGTCAGCAGTCGTAAAAGTAGATGTTAGTGCTTTACAGCCTAACAACTTTGGCAAAGCATGTACTGGTGTTCGTCTTGCAAAAATTGTTTACTCAACCTTTGGTATGAGTGCAAAACTTTTGTGGGATGCAACCACCGATACTATTTGCTGGGACTTAAACGAAAACTATACTGATTCAGAAGACTTTACAGAGTTTGGTGGAATAGTAAACACAGCAGGAACGGGTAAAACAGGAGACATAAAATTGACTACGACTGGTCACGCAAGTGGCGATTCGTATGTAATAGTGTTAACTGTGATTAAAGACTACGCTGCTTAAATTCTTGTAGCAGTGCGTTAAGTGCTGCTACATTTTTATTATGGTAGTAAAAAGAAAAGCAAAACCTATACGCAAAACAACCAAGGGCAAAGGCGCTAACTATAGGCCTACTAAGTCTGGGGCTGGTATGACTGCTAAAGGTATTAGAGCTTATCGAAAAGCTAATCCGGGATCTAAGCTCAAAAAAGCAGTAACGGGAAGCGTTAAGAAAGGAAGCACAGCAGCTAAAAGACGTAAATCTTATTGTGCAAGATCAGCAGGTCAGCTTAAACGTAGTTCAGCTAAAACAAGAAATGATCCTAACTCAAGAATACGTCAAGCAAGACGAAGGTGGAAATGTTAAATGGCTAAAGCAAAAAGTGGTGGAAAGATATGCCCAAAAGGAAAGGCCTGGGCTAAGAGAACCTTTGATACATATCCTAGCGCATATGCAAATATGGCTGCATCTAAATATTGCAAAGATCCAAACTATGCTAAAGGATCTAAAAAGAAAGTAAAAAAAATGAAAGACGGTGGTCTTGTAGGTGGCGGCAGACAGGCTCGTCAAAATAGACAAGTATTATAATGGGCCAGCTAAAGGAATGGCGTAATCAAAATTGGGTTCGCATAGGATCTGATGGATCTATTAAAGGACCTTGTGGTACAAGTAAGGATAAAAAAAATCCAGATCGTTGTTTGCCAATGTCAAAAGCTAAAAGTCTTTCAAAAGCAGAAAGATCGTCTACAGCAAAAAAGAAAAAATCAGCAGGAAAGAAAGGTAAGACTGTTGTAGCAAATACTCCAAAAGCAAAAGTTAGATTAAAAAATGGCGGAGAAGTAAGGAGAATTGCTAGAGGTTGTGGTAAAGTAATGCCTAATAGAAGGAAGAGAACTAAATTTTCTTAGAGGAAGAGATTGGCTTATTTATATAGCAATGTCCCGCATTTTAAATGTTGGGTAAGGAGAGAATATACACACAACCATGAGAAGTATCATGGTGAATTTTTACATGCAATGGCTGTTGGTGTTACCACTATGCCAAATCGTTGCCTGGGTTTTCATTTAATATTTACCGGCGTAGAAGCTGAAGGCGAACCTGAAGATACAGTTCATGGTGGAGCTATGTGGGCAAGGATGCCTATTACAGCTTTAGTTGGAGATACTCCTTTTGAAGAATGGCCTGAGCCTATGGCAGTACATGATGCTCAACCATGGGATTGTTCATCGCATCATAATTCAGTTTATGTTATTAATAGAGCAACTCCTTGTCCTTGGTTAGCAAAAATAGACGGAGAAATTTTTCCAGCAAAATATTACTTTACAGTTGATTATGCTGAAAGCGAAATAGCAGATCATCCAGCTCAACATAAAAGCAGTCATGTTTTAGAGCTACTTGATGCAGGAGAATGGACTGGAAATATTGTAGCTTTACCTAACAACAGAGTTCGTGCTACTCATCCGGCTTGGTTTCAGGTTGGAGAGGGAGCGCCTGATTTTAGACCATCTCAACATATACATTACTCTAAATCTGATTTAGACTATACATTGGATGTAAATCGAGTTTTCGATAATTTATACAACGAGGATTAGCAATGGCCCTGTCAGGCAGCACAAACTTTGAACCAAACGTAGCTGAGTTCGTAGAGGAAGCATTTGAAAGATGCGGCCTAGAACTTAGAACTGGTTATGATTTAAAAACTGCAAGACGGTCTATTAATCTTATGCTTGCTGAATGGGCTAACCGTGGTCTTAATCAGTGGACTATAGAACAAGCAACCCAAACAGTTACTGAAGGCCAAAATGATTACACATTGAACGCTAATGTGATTGATATATTAGATTGTTCAATAAGAAGAAACACCGATGGAACTGATTTAGATCTTCAAATGTCTATGATTAGCAGAAGTGAATATTTAAACATTCCAACCAAATCAACCAAGTCTAGACCCTCTCAATTTTTTCTAGATAAACTTACCACACCTATTTTAAAAATATGGCCAGCTCCAGAAAACTCTACTGACGTATTAGTTTTTAACAAGCTTGTAAGAATGGATGATGCTGATGCCGGGACTAACACCATGGATATGCCTTTTAGATTTTATCCCTGTTTTGCAGCTGGACTTGCATATTACATTGCAATCAAGAAAGCTCCTGACAGAGTTGTTATGTTAAAACAAATGTACGAAGAAGAGTTTGAAAGAGCTTTATCACAGGACGAAGATCGAGCTTCATTTAGAATAGCTCCCTACAAACCAGGCTTCTAACCATGGCATACGCTACAGGTAAGTATGCAATCGCACAATGCGATAGATGTTCTTTTGAGTATCCTCTCAATCAATTAAAAAAAGAATGGAATGGTCTCAAGACTTGTCCAGAGTGCTGGGAACCTAAACATCCTCAGCTAGAGCCGCTTCCTCATGTAATGGATCCAGAGGCTTTATATGAGCCTAGACCAAACACTGATAAAGAAGTGGGTGAAGGATATGTAGTTGTTATCTATACAAATATTTATGAACAACATTACATGAGCTCAGATATTGTAGGATCAAACTTTTTGGTTCCACAATCAACAGGAGACATTGGAACTATAACTGTCAGCACAGATGGATCAGTATCGCCAAGCCCAAGTCCTACTCCGAGCCCAACCCCATCTCCATCTACAACAACTTATACTGTTACAGTAGCAGATTACTTGGGATCAAATTATTTTTATATAGATGGAGCTAGAACTCCTACTTTATCTTTAACAGAAGGACAAATATATAAATTTGATCAATCTGACAGCACAAACAGCAACCACCCATTAAGAATTTCTACAACCTCAAATGGAACTCATGCTGGTGGATCTGAGTATACAACAGGCGTTACAACAAGCGGAACTCCCGGAAGTTCAGGAGCATATACTCAGATAGAAGTTGCATCAGGAGCACCTACGCTTTATTATTACTGTAGCAATCACTCAGGCATGGGTGGCCAATTAAATACTTAATATGAGCAGTCCTTTAACATTATCAGAATTAAAAACGTTAATTCAAAACTATGTGCAAAATAGTGAAACTACTTTTGTTAATACTCTTGATGACATAATTAAAAATACAGAAGAAAGAATATTTGAATTAGTTCAGTTTGATTATTTTAGAAGAAACGTACAAGGATCCATGAGCGCTGGATCTAGATTTTTAACAGCTCCAGATGATTTTGAATTATCTTTTTCTTTATCTGTTATTGATGCCAATGGAGACTATCATTATCTAGATAAAAAACATCCCAGTTTTATGCAAGAATACGCACCAGATCCAACAGACTCAGGAGCAAGAGGCCTTCCTTTGTATTATGGTGACTTTGATAAAAACTTAAATACTGGAACAGAAGAAACAAGTTTAATTATTGCTCCAGTTCCAGACCAAAACTATACAACTGAACTTCATTATTTATATAAACCCAATTCTTTGGTTACAGACACAACTGGAACTTGGATGTCTGATCATGCTAGAAATGGATTGTTGTATGGCTGCTTAGTAGAAGCCTATATATTTATGAAAGGCGATGCTGATATGATGGGTTTATACGAAAACAGATTTCAACAAGAAATGGCTAGGCTGAAAAACAAAGCTGAAGCACGAGGAAGGAGAGACGAATACAGATACGATTCGCTTAGAACAACGGTTACATAAAGGAGAGAGAGAAAATGAAACCAATCAAGAAGCTTGAAGGTAAAACTGTGGCTATTGTCGGCATGGGCAGTAGTTGGTTCGATTATAATTTAGCAAAATCACACGGTGCACACTTTGATGAAGTGTGGGCTATCAATTCAGTAGCATCAGTTATATTTCATGACAGAGTATTTATGATGGATCCAGCGTCTAGATTCTTAGATACTGATGATGCCGGGGGACAAACTGATAGTATGTCTAAACTTCTTACAGAACACGAAGGCCCGGTTTATACATGTGAGTTAGATGATCGTTGTCCTGGCCTGGTTGAATATCCTATTCAAGAAGTATTAAGTGCATGTGGTTGTAATTATTTAAACAACACAGTTTCTTATGCAGTAGCATTTGCTGTTTGGAATAAAGTTGCAAAAATAAAATTATTTGGAATTGATTTTAGTTATAAAGGTAATTTACATTTTGCTGAATCAGGCAGAGCATCTGTAGAGTTTTGGTTAAGCAAAGCTATGAACCAAGGCATTCAAGTTGAGGTTGCGCATACAAGTTATTTGCTTGACACAGCAGTTCCCGCAGATGAAAAGCTTTATGGTTATCATAGGCTAGATGATCCTTTGGTTGTTATTACAGATGAGAATGGAATATTGATTGCTAAAAAAAGAAGTCAAGTTGTTCAATACAAACAAGAACAAGAGCCTGTTTTGATGGACAGGAATGACAGCCACCTTAAAAAAAATAAAGTAGGAGAGCCTAACAAATGGTAATGAGTTATAAAGCTGGTCCAGAGCTAGGAGTAATAGAGGTTCATACAACAGATGAAGGAGGACACTCTACTGAGTTTTGGGCAAAGCGTTGTATAGAAAAAATGATTCATGTTAGTGATGATGCGCCTGAAGAAATAAAAAAACAGGTTCAGACCTACAAAGACAATATAGAAAAACTTATTGAACTATATATGCAAAATGCTATAAAATCTGATAGGATTACAATTAATAATCAATTAGATAAAGCAGGCTTAAAAGAGGCTGCCGATTTAATTAGGAAACTATAATATTATGGCAATTACATCAACACTTACAACCAGCTTTAAAAAAGAGCTTCTTCTTGGCAATCATAATTTTGCTACCAATGGAGATGCGTTTAAATTAGCTTTGTATACTTCATCAGCTACTTTAGGAGCTACCACAACTTCTTTTACCACTACAGGTCAAGCATCTGGTACTAACTATTCTTCAGGTGGAGGAACTTTAACTAAAGTTGCACCTACAAGTTCTGGTACTACAGCTTTTACTGATTTTGGTGATTTGACTTTTAGTACCGCTACTATTACTGCTAGAGGGTGTATGATTTATAACAGCTCTGACAGTAATAAATCAGTAGCAACAATTGACTTTGGTGGCGATAAAACATCTACCGCTGGAGACTTCACTATTGTATTCCCAGCAGCAGCAGCTTCTACAGCGATTATAAGAATCGCCTAGCCTTAAATGGCTATCATTAACGGTTGGGGTCGAGGCACCTGGGGGCAATTAACCTGGGGCGAACCCATTCCCGTTACCCTTTCAGCGCCTTCAGCGGCAACATCTGCTTTAGGTACTGTATCCGTTGTAGCTAAAGCAAAAGTATTACCTAGCGGTCTATCAGCAACAGCTACTAATGGCGGTCTTGCAGTAGAAGCGGGCGGTCAAATCGGAGTTAATGGATTTGCTGGCGTATCAGCGGTTGGAACCCCGACAACTGTATCTACTAACAATATTAGCGTAAGTGGGCTAGCGGCCACATCTGCTCTAGGTGCGCCTGGAGTAAACGGTCAAGCTGTAGCATCAGTTGCAGGACTAACATCAACTCTTGGCTCAGTATCAGTAGATGTAGATGGTGAGGCTAATGTTGCAGTTACAGGCGTAGCAGGAACAAGTGCTATAGGAACAGCTAGCACCATTACAGATAATAGATTTAATGTTAATGATCTTGTTGCTCAAATGAATGGATCTGATCCGTTTGTTAATCCAACGGTAGCAGCCAAAGCAAATATTTCTATTACAGGCGTATCAGCTACAGGAGAACTAGGCCATATATTTAAATGGCAAGATATTGACGAATCCCAGACGCCTAATTGGACAGACGTAGCTGCATAATTTAATATACAATAAGCAATTTAAAATGGCATAATAAATGCTCAGAGGTAAGAAATGGCAACTTATGTAAATAATTTAAGACTCAAAGAAATCGCTACAGGTGACGAAAGCGGAACTTGGGGTACTTCTACAAATACCAACTTAGAATTAATTGGTGAAGCTCTCGGTATAGGTACTGAAGCTATTACCACCAACGCAGATACTCATACAACTACAGTCGCAGATGGATCAGCAGATGCTGGTCGAGCCATGTATCTTAAATATACAGGCACGTTAGATTCAGCTTGTACGATTACGATTGGTCCAAATACTATGAAGCGAGTTCAAATAATTGAAAACGCTACGAGTGGATCTCAAAATATTATTATTTCACAAGGCTCAGGAGCTAACGTAACTATTGCTGCTGGCAAGGTGGCTATAGTTCAATTAGACGGAGCAGGTGCGGGAGCAGCAGTTTTAGATGTGCTTACCGATTTACAACTTTCCGACAGTTTAACTTTAAATGGCCCAACGCTAACGATAGGTGATGCAACAGCCGAAGATACTAAAATAGTATTTGACGGTAATGCTCAAGACTACTATGTAGGACTTGATGATAGTGCTGATGATTTGGTTATAGGTCTTGGTTCAGCAGTAGGTACAACTCCTGGTATTTCAATAGATGAAAACCAGTTTGTTACTATGCCTAAAAAAGTTACAGCTTCTACTTCAGCTAATATTAGCCAAGTAGCTATTACCTCAAGCTCTAATGCAGTAGCTTGGGACGCAAGAGCTGCCGCAAACGCATATCATGTTACAACTGAGAACACCACGTTTTCGGCCCCCAGTAATGCTGTAGAAGGTGCAATTATTTCTGTAGAAATAGCACAAGGCGGTACAGCCAGAACAATCGCTTGGAATACTGTCTTTGAATTTGCTGCCAGCACAGCTCCCACGATTACAGCTACAGCCAACAAAACAGACATTCTATCATTTAGATACAACGGATCAGTTTGGCAAGAAATCGGTAGAGTTCAAAATCTAGCACAAACCTAATATGGAAACGCTACAGCGTACAGCAAATAGAGGAAGCCTATCTACTGGGTATGAGATTGATAACTCTTGTAAGTTTGAAGCGTCTAATGATGAAGCCATAGTTACTACTAACCAAGCTTCAGGTAACCAAAGAACTATGACATTTAGTGCTTGGATTAAAAGAACCAATGCTATCACTTCTGTAGCAGAGTATATTTTTGGTGCAGGCGAAACAGTCATGAGATTCAATACCTCTGAAGCGTTACAACTTTACACAACAAGCTCAACATATTTAGAAACAACTCAAGTTTTTAGAGACACAGCAGCTTGGTATCATTTAGTATGGATTATGGACACAACAGACTCCACAGAAGCAGATAGAAATAGAATTTATGTAAATGGCAGTAGGGTTACATCTTTCAGTAACGCATCCTATCCAACACAAAATACTGATTTAAACTTAGGTGGTCAAGGAACAAGTTCAAACTGGCTACAACTTGGAAGATGGTATGCTGGTGGTAGAGAATTTAATGGCTATATGGCAGAAGTTCATTATCTAAACGGAACAGTTGCAGAACCATCAAATTTTGGTGAAACTGATTCTGATAGTGGTATTTGGATTCCTAAAGAATATACAGGTGGCAATTATGGAACTCAAGGGTTTTACTATAAGTTTGACGATTCTTCAAACATGGGAAAAGACTCAAGTGGTGAGGGGCATGATGCCAATAGTTTAGCTAACATCACAGCAGCCGACCAATCAACTGACACACCTACTAATAATTTTACTACTTGGAACACAATAAGAAGATACAATCAAGGCACTACACTTATTAAAGATGGCGGAACTGTAGTAGAGAATAATTTTTCAGGCGGTTTCAGTTCTGTAAATAATAATATAAGGTTAGGAAAGGGTAAGTGGTACGCCGAATTTGAAGTTTTAGAAAGTGGTAATTATTTGATGAATGGAAATGTAGATGCTGATTATATTGATGAAAGCCTTAATGGTGATTTTTACTTAGGTTCATTATCTAATAAAAAAGCGGGAGCAGGATACTACTCATCAGGAACTACTGGCAATGATGCTATTTACTACGAAGGAACTTATACAAGTTCAGGTGTTACAACTTCAGCAGGAGATGTGATAAGCGTTGCTATGGATTGTGATAACAATAAAGTTCATTTTGCTGTAAATGGAAGTTGGACAAATAGTAGCGACCCTGCCAATAATACCAATGGTTTTGCAATGACTGATGCTGAACAATATTTTGCTTTGGCTTCTATTGGGGATAAAGACTTTAAATCTAACTTTGGTGGTTATACAGCAGATACAATCTCAAGTGCAGCGACAGATGCCAATGGCTACGGAACTTTTGAATATGCACCACCATCAGGCTTTTACTCTTGCTGCACGAAAAATCTTGCAGAATACGGATAATTAATTATGGCTTATACAACAATAGATGATCCATCAGCACATTTTCAAGTTTTTACTTATACAGGTAATGGTTCACATCCTAGAAACTTAACAAATGATGGTAACAGCGATTTAAAACCTGACTTAATATGGACTAAAAATTTAACAGACGATGGTACCAACCATGTATTAGCTAATTCAACAATGGGTTTTGATGCTCCTAATTCACCAAGTGCAGGAGGACAACTAGCCACTGATTCAAGTGGTGGTGTAAATACTCCAAATGCAACTTATGGTTATGTATCTGCAGCTTTGACAGATGGTTTTACAGCAGCAGCAGGTGGAACTAATGGTGATACTTGCAATGCAAATGCTAAAGAATTTGTAGCATGGCAATGGAAAGCTAATGGTGGCACAACTTCTAGTAATACAGATGGTAATATTACTGCAACAGTACAAGCAAATCCTAGTGCAGGATTTAGCATTGTATTTTATACAGGTAATGGAACACAAACAGGAAAAACAGTAGGGCATGGCTTGGGTGCTGTTCCCAAAATGATTATCTCTAAAGATAGAGATGGAACATCCAATGTACCAACTTGGCGTTGTTATCACGAAGCAATTGGTAATACTAAATATTTACAAATGCCCCAAAATGATGCAGCATCAACTTTTAATGATTGGGATGATACAACTCCAACATCTTCAGTTTACTCAGTAGGTGGTGCAGGTGGTTATACTCCAACAAATACAAATAATACAGAATATATAGCTTATGTTTTTGCAGAGGTACAAGGTTTTAGTAGAATTGGAACTTATCCAGGAAACAATAATGCAAATGGTCCATTTGTTTATTGTGGATTTAGACCTGCTTGGATACTTATTAAAAAAACAAGTTCTGCAGGAGATTGGAGATGTTGGGATTTTAGAAGAGGGGTAAATGGTGCAACAAACAGAATACGATTAAATGCTACAGATAACCAAGATGCTGGTGCTGACCATCTTGAAATTTTAAGTAATGGATTTAAATTAAGAAGCACAAGTTCTTCTTCAAATAGTAGTGGAGATTTTATATTTCTTGCATTTGCGGAAAATCCATTTGTAACATCAACAGGTATACCAACAACAGCTAGGTAAAATAATTAATTTGAGGTAAAATAAAATTATGTGGGCATCAGTAGATACAAGCGATAACGTAACCAAGGTTTATACAAGACCAACAGCCATTACTTATGGGGATGTAAATTATCCGCAAAATGTAATGTCTTCTTGGTCAAATGCTGAATTAGCAACGATAGGAGTTTACCCAGTTTTTGAGGATACAAGCAATTACCAAGACCCTGCTTACTATATCAATACAGACGAAACTTTTACTTATTACGATAGCGTAAGTGTAAGCGGTATAACGTATACAAAAACAGTCGTAGGAGCTTACGGAACAGCAACGCCTAAACCTTTAAATGACACAACAACAACCGATCCTGCTACTGGTGAAACAACAACAAGCCCAGGCTTAAAATCAAACGCTATTACAACTCAACAAAATCAAGCTTATGGCTTATTACAACCTAGTGATTGGTATGTGGTGCGTAAGTCTGAAAATGGCGTAGCTATACCTACTGACTGGGATAACTGGAGGGAGTCAATAAGGACTACTTGCCAAAGCCAAGTAACGATGATTAACGCTTGTACAACGGTTCCTCAGCTACAGGCTTTGTATGTGTATAACGATGCAACGCCACCAGTTAGACCGTTACCTGAGTTCCCACCTTCACCTGACGAATCTTCATAGGAGTAAATTATGGATATATTAATACCATTAGCAATAGTAGTAGTAGTTTTAGCTTGGTCTGTAAAAAGATTCAAACCTGAGATTTGGAATAAAGTTACATCTAAATTTAAGCGTTGAATGAGATTGTCAAAGCTATTGAAACCATAGGAATACCAGCAGCAGGAGCAGTTGGTTTAGGTTATTTAGTTTGGACTCTTTTTAAATCTCTTATAGCAGACATCCACAAAAAACTTGATACGCAACATGCCATGATAGTGGCTCTAATAGATCGTATCCGCCAAATGGATAACGATATGATTCGTATTGACGCTATGGTTAGAGCGGCCATGAATCTACCACCTGATGTAAATCGTATAGCTAGATCTGACGGTAAAAAAGATACTAGAAAAGATTAGTTTTTTTAGTATATAATTCTTAAATGAACGCCAAATCAAGACCAACAACCGCAGATGTAGCTGCAAACTTGCACGCACATGAAGTAAAATGTGAAGAGCGTTGGAAGACTATATTTTCTGAAACTGCTGATATTAAAAGAGAAATGTCTGATATCAATCAAACTATGAAAATGGCCACTTTTGGAGTGTTTGGTTTTATAGGCGCTTTAATAATTGCTGTACTTTCAGGAATGTTTCCAGTTAGTTAATCGTATGTTTAACAGCAACGACAAGCTGTCTCCTCACTTTAGATTGCGTGAATTTGAAAAGTCTCAAATTGCAGATCGTTTCAAAATAGATAATACTGTTAAAGATGAAGAAGTTTACAACAAACTTATACTCTTATGTGAAAACGTACTGGAGCCTATACGCGTTCATTATGGCATACCTTTTTCTCCTAACAGTGGTTATAGGTGCCTTGATCTCAATAGAAGACTGGGAAGTTCAGACAAATCCCAACACACTAGAGGGCAGGCATGTGATATTGAGATCCCAACCGTATCCAATTATGAGCTTGGGATATGGATCAGGGACAATGTGGAGTGCGATACTGTTCTCTTAGAGTTTTATCAAGAAGATGTACCATCAAGTGGATGGGTGCATGTTTCTTATATCAGCAAAGACAATAATAGGAATAGGGCATTAAAATTTGATGGTAACCATTACACTACATTATGAATATAGATGAGCAAATGAAACGGTCTCATACAATTGAGATCAATCATAACGAATCAAAAACTTGGTATAACTTAGCTGAGGGTTTTGATAAATGGCGAGTCTTTCCTAGATTGCTTATTACTTTATATGGTTATGCTTTTTATAGAACTATAGAATGGTTTATGACCTTGCCTGACCCAACCAACGCACAATCAGCATTTGTTTCTGTAATCGTAGGCGCAGGTGCAGCTTGGTTTGGTTTGTATGTTGGAGGTAGCGCAAGAAAATGATAGATAAATTAATTGGTCCAGTTAGTAATATCTTAGATAAGTTTGTTGCTGATAAAGATCTAAAACAAAAACTAGAACATGAATTATTAATATCTATTCAAGATGCTAATCTTGCTCAAATCAAAGTAAATCAACAAGAAGCAGCGCATAAATCTATATTTGTTGCTGGCTGGAGGCCTTTTATTGGTTGGGTATGCGGAGTATCTTTAGCTTATCACTTTATATTTGCACCGCTTATAGAATGGATTTTAGTTTTATCTGGTAATACTGTAGACTTGCCAGAGTTTGACTTCTCGCAACTGTCCACTATAGTAATGGGAATGCTTGGACTAGCGGGTGCTAGATCATATGAGAAAACAAAAGGCGTAAGTCGAGAAAAATAAAATAAAATGTCTGAGTCCTCTGCTAGAATATCATTAGCAGGAGAATATCTAGCGGCATCATACT